TAGCAATCTCACGTATAATATAATCCATCTTAGCAAAAGGAGCTAGTACTGGGTTCTGTGCTACTTGTAAGAATTGCATTAAGCGCTGGGATCTTACTTCGTTAGCCATTAAGCTTTCCGTACCAGATGCATGTACTTCTAAGTCACCACGTATTTGTTCATCAAAGTCAAACTGCATGTTGAAAGAGAAGAATGCTTTACCTAGTGGGCGAAGTAAATAGTCATCCACGTTTTTAACTACTGTACGAATAGAACCGTTAGCAGCTGACATAAGCATACTAATACCTGAGGCTGTACGCCCAACGCCTGATACTCCTGTTTGACCATGAGCAAAGCTAGGGAAGCCAGTACTCTCATCTGCTAGTACTCTTGCCTTATCAAACAGTTGCATATTCTCTTGAGCAACATTTGGGAACTTAGTACCAAAGATGGCTTGTCCTGGTGCACCCCCAGCCCTGCGGAAGACCTTGCCAGGATATACAGATAAGTCTTGTCCAGGCGTTAAGTTGGTCTCATCTACTTCTATGATAAGATTACCAGATAGTGCAGCATTGTCAATAGCCATACGCATAAAGCCATTCATCAATGTTTGTGTATCATCCATGTTCTCAGCAATACCTACACCAAAGAAGCTGTAAGGGTTATGCTCGTAAGGAACAGCATAATAAGGAATACGTGTAGGTTTGAATGGGTTTAGTACAAAGCGTAGTACTTCACCGTTACACACCCAAACGTTACAGTTAACCTCATCTAAATCTTTTAGTTCGCTGGGTATCTTAACACCATGCTCTTCAAGTAGTTCAATGTCTACGTAACCCCAGAACTCTAATACTTCCCAACGCTCAGAAGATGGTTGTGTATCATCATCCTCCATAGTCATTTCCCAGTATTTCTGTATGTAGTCAGGTCCTTTGTCTACAGCCATCTGAACTGAGTCAGACATGAAGTAGGGACGACTTCTTAAAGAACGTAATTGCGTACGTGACATCTTATGACGTTCAACAGTATACTCTGCATCATTCATAGACTTAGCTTCTGGGTCTGGGTAGAAGTCCCAAGAAGAAACGTGGCTACACTCAGGTACTGTTTTAACTAATGGATCATAATCACCTTCATCATTCCAGTTAGGATATTCTTTATCTACTGCGAAAGGACCCTTCATAACACCTGTGCCTAGTAGTGCCATCTCAAACGCCATAGAGCGTAGGTGTGTAGATGCACCTGATTCTTGTAGCTGGTCATGGATTTTCTTTTCCATCTTCTTAGCTGCAATCATAGCTGGGTGGAACGATACAGTAGATGGTGTAGTGCCATCACCCTCAATAATCTTATCAGATACAGACTCTAACTTACCACTCAAACCAGCCATACGTGCCTGTAAGTCCATAAGGGTCTCACCAGGTTTTAGAGAAGTATCACCATTGATAAGATAAGAACTAGAAGGTTTATCTTCAGTAACAGGTTTAAGTGCATCACCTGCAGCTTGAGCTTTAGGATCTATATTAACGTGTACTGCTTCTGCTACACCATCAGGTAATACAGAAGGGTTAACAGATAGTGGGAACTTGTTGTTACCAAATAGTACATCTACAATCTGACCATATGCAGCAAGTGTCTTAGTCTTAGTAACCTTAACAAATACACGTGACTTCTCAGTGTCGGTAAACTGTACATCCTTGCCGTATAAGCCCCTATAGTTTCGGTAAGCTTTTAACCAGCGTTGTTCATCAGCATAACGTGCATCCTCTGCTCGTTTGTATCGCTCCTGTACAAAAGCTACTACACTATCCTTTTGTTCAAAGATACTATCCGTACTGTCTTCTGCAGCTACGACTTCATCTGTTTCAAACATTTCTTCTTGTTCTGCCATTTATTAATACCCGAATGTTGTATCACTAGCTTGAAAGCCTGTGCGTTGTGTTGCTGGGTTGAAATCCCAAATGCTGCTGCGTGGACGTGTCATAACACCATAACGTAAAGCATCGTATAAGTGATCCTCTGCGTGAGTGTCTACATCTTCTGGATTTCTTTTATCCAAAGGAATACTTGGTATCTGCGCTATAGTGTTTGTGCAGTTGTTCATAAATACTAATCTAGGCTTCTCAGTAAACTCATCAACCTGTAACCGCCTATGTATTTCGTTTTTACCTGCGACACGCGAACCCCTAGAGCGATCAGATGGTCGCCAACGACAACCCTTCATAATCATTTGCTCAGCTAGTGATGGTCCCGTGTCGCCACGGTTGTGCCACAAAGAAGAGTCTAGCACCCCGTATCTCATACCACCATCTTGTTTCTCTAAGTCTAAAATCATATCAGCTAGATCTGTAGCTGTAACCTTAGAACAATATAACTCTCTGTAAACAATGAGTTGCTCGTCTGGTGCAACAGCAAACCAGATAACTCCTGTATAAGATCCGTAGCCGTAGTCACAAGCTCTAAACTTAGCCCAGCTTTCGGGAACTTCAAAAGCGTCAATGACATGTTTGGTTCTGTCAAACTCTGGGAAAGCGGCTCCATCGTTAATATCCCAGTTGCCTTCTAAGAGTTGTTTTCTTTGATGCTCTGGTAGTGACAATAGCATTGCTTCATAGTCACCTGCCTCAGCAAGATATGGGTTGTCAAATAAGGATGCAGGTATAAACCTACGTTTGAACAAAGGTTGCCCTGACTTACTGTGTCCCTCAGGGTATGTAATAGTATCTCCTGTTTCAACATTAGTAGCCCAGAACGGCTCGTTAGATGGCGCAGGATCAATAAACATTTTCTTAACCCACTGATGACCACTGCCACCTGGGTTGGTAGTAGCCCTCATGTACAAACCTAAGTGCTGGGCTGAACTACGTAAACGTGATCTCATATAATCCCAAGCGTAAGGACTAGACCATTGTGTAAGTTCGTCAAAGCCTATCCAGTTAAAAGCCTGTCCTTGGTATCTTGTAACGTCTGTGTCTTTATCCAAGTAAGACATCCAGAGTCTACCACCCTTAGGTGAAGTCCACTGTGATTTACGCTCAGACCATTTGATACCAGGTATAGCACGTGGATATAACTCTTGACTCTTCTGTATTAACTCCCTAAGTTCTTCCGTAGTATGACGTACAAGCAATCCTGAGAAGTTAGGATCGTTTAGTCCGTGTAGAGGGTCTGCAAGCATGGCATAACTTTTACCTCCACCAGCTGCTCCTCCATATAGTACTTCTCTCTCTGACGAACTCAGAAACGAAGTCTGGGGGCCAGGGTTAGGCTTGAACACTATATCTTGTGCTAACTCCTCATCATATGCAGGAGCAACCGCCTGTGCTGGAACAGTCTCTCTAGGAGTAACTACTTGTTCAGCTACCTGTACCTGAGTCTGCGTAGGCTCCAACACCTTGGGTTTCAAGTTTTTCGATTTCCTCAAGGGTTTCTTCGAGCCACTTGGCAAGCTTGCGTTTAATAGCAGATGCTTTTCTACGTCTTTGCTCAACTTCGATTCTCTTCTTTAGTCCCATATGTGATATGTAACGACCAGTTTCTTTGCTCAGCCACTGTGCTACTGCACGATAACTATACTGCTTGAGGTGTCTCTTTGCAAGCTCTAATGCTTCAAGCTCCAGACGGACAGGTATCAGAAGCCTATCATTGTCTGGAGCTAGGACATACCCCCATGGTATCTTTGAGGTTACACGTACTATTGTGTGCCATTCTTTTTCGTTGCCTTTGGTTGGCTTTGGTAATTGCCAGAATCCTAGGTCTCTTGTTGGAATACTTATTCGTTTGTGCCTTCTTTTGGTGGTAGATAGAAGATGCCACCACTTGATGTGACATCTACTTTATCTACTTTACCAAGTCCAGCGCGGTCTAGCAAGTCTTTTGCTGCAACCATTTTTTCTTTTATGCCTAGCTCAGTAGGATCAGAAAGAGCTCCTACCATAGCAACTGCAGCTTTAGGGGCAGTACGAGCAAAATAGGTACGAGTCTTCTCGCCTATCTCATCCTTTAGGGATTCAACAATAGCTGTAGTGCTGCTGTTGTCCCCGTAACCTGCCAACCTTTTAGCTGCAACAGCATCACCGTTAGCTTCATCGAATAATACTTCAAGAAACTTGTTTTGTTTTTCGGTTAGATTTCTCGCCATATATATGCTCTCTTATCTCTCCACGGCTAATGCCTATGTCGTGTAAGTCTCTGTCACTCATATTGTTAAGTAACCAAAGATCTGCTCTTGCTTGTTGTGTTCTTTGTACAGCCCTAAAGCCACGTTGTAAAAAGTTTAGCATCACTATCTCCTTTGTTTGTGTGCGGAGATAGTTATACTTATTTAGTGGTAACTTAGTACCTCTGTTTATGCATACCCGTTAACCTACAGGTATAAAGGTTTCAGTTACTGTAACAATAGTATCAATGTGACCAGCACTAGAAGGGGTTACCTGTATTTTATCCCCTGCTTGAAGTACTAGATCTATATTGCTATGAGTAACGGATTCATCGTGAGAAATACTCTTATCGTTTAAAAACTTTGAGGTATAGTTATCAGCGGCTACGTACCAAGTTATATCAACTGTGTTAGTTCCACTACTTTGACCATTAACTACATGGATAAAAGTTACTTCAGAAACACAGTTAGCTGGACAAACATATACATCTTCTATGCTTGTACCAGTATTGTGACCGTATACAGAACGCATACGTGAGGATTTGCCCTGATTAAATAAGCTCATTACTCATCAATCCACGCTTCATTCTCTGGCGTATTAGGATCATCCTTAACGTAGTGACCTTTAGCTGTACGAGCACGTTTCTTACCCTCAGGAGCTTTAGCCTTTTTCTTAGGCTTAGACACCTCAGCAACTCTACAAATATCTGTTACGTTTGGATCATTACAAAAAGCATTGCCAAATCTATCTTCCATAGCAGCTTGGTTACCACGCTCATCCCATACACAACCATCTACATCTACTGTGTAGCCATGCTTAGCTAGAGCAGATTTATATTTTTCATAAACCTTCATCTACTTACTCTTCATAGGTCTAGACGCTGGGTTAGATGCACCACACATACCGCCTCTGTTCATTTTCATGGGCTTCTTAACTGATCCACCATAGCTGTAACCCATCTTCTTAGCTACAGCTGGTGCTTTTTTCTTAAGAGCTTTCATACCTTTATTCATTTTAGTCATACCACCCTTGTTATAGTCACCGCCAAAATGGTTGTCTACGATTTCTAACAACTCACCTTTTGTTATATTTTTAAAATCGAAATCATCATCAGAATAACCCATGTCATCACGAACTAAAGATACTAATTTTTTCCTACTTAAAGCTTTAAAACTTTTAGGTGGCGTATTAATTCCAGAACCCATTATACAATCCTTTTCTTTGCTTTTTTCTTTGCTGTTGCACTCAACTCATTTAGGTGAAACAGTTTCTTACTATTCTTACCATGTGTTTTGCCAGAATGCATATCACCATTAGGCATCTTATGCATACCGCCCTTATGTTCAGTACCATCTCTGAAATAGTGTGGAACACCTTTTGCCATTACGTTGTCCTTTTTCTACCAGAAGCAGTAGTAGACCACTTAACCTTAGCAGGTCCTGTCTTCTTAGCCGCTTCCTTCTTACTTATTTTGCTCGCCACTTTTTTGGGACGACACGCAGGATAAGGTCTACCACTTTCTGAAGTACCCGACCTACCACATTTTTTACCTGTTTTAACATCTGTCCATTCCTCTCCAAACCATTTACCTAAACCACCTTTAGAAAAACCTCTACGCCCTACAAGAACGTGTTGACTACGTGACCTTGTTTTTCGTTGTGCCACTATATTTACCCCCAGCTTTTTT